GCAAACTTAAAAAAACTTTTGCAGCGGGTACCCGTCCCTTATAAAACCTTATCATCTAAAACCTTCAAACCTTTATTTCTCATAGCCTCATTGCGAGCCTTTGCTTCATTCAATAGATCTATGATTGCAAGGTCTTGTCCATCCTTTTGTCTATTCTCATTGATAACAGTTGACTTACCTTCTATAAGGTTTATGGTTTGTATAGCCTTATGTACAGCATTTGCTAACTTGTTCAAACCATCGCTATCCAGAGCATCTTGCATTAGTGCTTCTACACATCTATCCAATACTGCTTGTGCTGCTATTAGTTTCTCTCTATCACTATAAAAGTTTCTCGTATCTACCGCCATTTTTGCGAGGGTATCAATAGTAGGTAACTCTATGTTGCGTTCTACAAACCACTTCTTGGCTGTATGATAACTCTTTGGAAAACCAAGGTATCTAAGTGTTGGGCCTATTCCCATTTCTTGTGCATTCGCTATAAAGGTTTGTATCTGTTCTTCTGTATATGTGCTATATCCCACGATATCCTCCTATAAGGTTTGTATATTTGGTTTTACGACGCACATCTCTGGCATTCCCCATCAATATAACCATCTCTCAAACCTCATCAATCTTGCTTAACAAACCTTCAATCATCTGTATCAGGTTCTCATCCAAGCCTATATCCAATGTCATCTCAGTAGTATTCTGGCTATCAAAGAAAGTAAGGATAAACTTTAGATTGCCATCTCTATACTCTACTTCTCCTGCATATGGGAATAGTGTCATATCTTCTCTATACCGTCCGAATTTTACCTAGTTTGTACATCATAGCAATTGTACCATTAATGTAGTGGGATAGTAAAAAGAGGTGACTAAAAACTATCCCACCACAAAGGTTGGTAGACCAAGACCTGCAGGACAGGTCGTATATCTATTATAGCATGTTACGTTTCTTTGTCAAGGCTTTCTTTTGTTGCTTAGTTACATAAAGAACCCAACAAGGCTTGCAATAAGTATGATGTCTATCTGCTCTGTTCTTGTTGTAGCCAAACTGAGATATTGGCTTCTCTACTGCACAAATACCACAAACCTTAGATTCTCTTATGATTGTTGCTGGTGTTACAGCCCTTCTAGCACTCTTTTCTCTATCTCTTTCCTTGCAGCATGGCTTGCAATATGCATATAGGTGATTAATTGAATATGCAGAATAGTAGTAATGGCTTGCATCTTTAGTTTCCCCGCATCTTGGGCATCGTTTAAACATAAATATTAGTCCATTCTTTATTGTTGTGTGTTTTTAATCTATGGCAATTAGCACAAAGACACCAAAGGTTATCTCTATTATTATTGCGTCTATTACCATCTTTGTGATCAACCTCAATCTGTTGAGGTACTTCTGCTATAAAACCACATCTTTCACAGTAGTTTTTCTTATCTTTAATGTTATATCTGTTGCATCTTGAGCATAATACTCCATAGCGCTTTTCAAAGTCAGGACCCAAACCTGTGCTTCTAGCGTTTCTTCCGCATGGACATAATCTTGGTAATTTTGATCCTGATGCTTTACCCATTATTTTCTTCCACCCATCCTATTTCGTTTACTTCTGCCTTGCATAATACGCAAATCTCTACTGTGTTTGTTGTTACAGTTACAGTACCGCAATTATTGCAATAACCTACTAGTTGAACTCTATCTTCTTTATCCATTGTTTATCTCCTTGTTATATACGCCCGAAACGGGCGATTCAGCCAGGAAGGAAGTCAGACTTGTATAATTAAGTACTGCTTTTCCTTGGTTTCTTATTGATGTGTTTATCTTTCTTTTATCTTTATTTATCTTTAGTGTATCAATATTGACTATTGTTTCGTCAGATTCGATACATGGCTTAGTCACATTAGGTACATGGACTTCATAACGGCTGTTTTTGTATTGATTATTACCGTGCTTTTTCTTGGTAACTACAAGCCATCCCAATTCCTGTAGATCTTTAATTATCTTAACTAATGTGTTTCTACTGCCTATCCCAGAATCTTTCATCAATTGTTGCTGATTTGGATAGACATTTTGTCCTCTGGTAGCCAAAGCATAAAGGACAGATTTATAGTGTCCTGAAGGCAGTGTTCTATCATCTCTGATAGCCACCAATACATTTAATTCCATTCGTCACCTGTTTCTCTTATAACCTAGTATACCAGATAAAAGGGATAGGTGCAAACCTTTTAACCTAAGAACTCTCCTGTTTCTGAGTCCATTTCGTCTTCGTCATATGACTCTTCATCTGATAATACTTCTTGAGCGTAATCATAGGCTGCTTGCATTATTTGATTGCCTGCCTCGCAAATTTCACCCATAAAATCTGAGTATGGATCTGCGCTTACATCATCCCAGCCATCTTCTGGAGAGGCTTGGGCTGCTGCCTCAAAAGCAGGGGTTAGTGTAGATTGAAATACAGATGTCTGACCTTCATTAACAATCATTAGTTCCATGGTATCTAAAGCCTCTTGCAAACCTTCTGCAATAATTTCTTTGGCATCATAGATATCTTTAATATCATCTATAAAACTAAATAAGCCCATTTAGAGTGTTCCTTGGTATTTAACTGCCTTCATTCTATAACTTTCAACATTATTAAAAGCATTTAATACTGGCTCCAAACCACTTATTTGCCAAATAGTATCATCAAGAATCAGGCTTCCACTTGAGTCTTTAATATTTGCAATTAGTGATCCTATTGCTATTGGTTGATCAGAACGAACTGTTAACTGTCCCGTTTTTGCCAAGCCAGCAGTAAGAGCAATATTGCCAACAAAATAATAATTTATTGAAGATGCAGTGCCAACAGTATTCCTTACAAATTTATAAAATTCTGCAGAATATTTATGGCGAGTATATGCTAATGGTTTCATATAGTTGTCCAACCTGGATATGTTACAGTTGATTGTATTGGTCCAGTTTTAATTGAACGAGACTTTACAAAAGATAACTTAGAACATACCATTACAGCCATTGGCGCAATGAATGGTGAAACAGAGTCGCCTGACTTAAATGTTGTTGAAGCGTCATTTTGCATAGTTGTTGAAACTGCCATCTGCTCAAAAACAATATCCTCATTATTAAGCATGTATGCTGATTGATAAGCAACTGCTCTTTTAAGAATTTCTAAATCCTTAGTGTCAGTTACATCAGTTTCAAACTTGCCAACATATGCTTCAATAGCATATTGTGCTCTTTCAACAAGACCAGCATTAACTATCTTGCCTGTAATTGTTTTTACTTGCGTTGTAGTAGCAAACATTTATTTCTCCTTTCTTATTCCGCCAGCCATTGCAGACCTAGATAAGTCATGCTAAGCACTGGAATTTCCTGTAGTGTATATATTTCTTCTTCTTGTTTTGGATATAAATCTGACTGATAATCTGCATTATCTTTGTCTGAGCCAGATCTAATAATACCACTAGATGAGTTTGTTGGTGACTGAATTAAAGGTCCACCACCACCATTTGTTGGCGTTGTTTGTCCAAATTCAGTTAACTCACGAATGTTTATTCTTTGTGGTGATCTATTTAATCTTGTTGTTGAATATTGCCAGGCTCGTGTTGCAGTTGTTTCGTTTATATCTACTGCAGGAAGAACCTGTATAACTGCCTTATTATAATCTTGGCGACTAAATGTATAGCCATCTTCAACACAATTTATAAAGATTTTTCCAGTAATTGGTTGTCCATTTAATACTTGATTATTATGTACAATAATTGTTGTTGCATAGTCATCATACTGGTTTGCAACAAGACTAGATCCTTGATAAACATTGTTTGCTAGTTTAGTTACTATTGTTCCAGTGACGATATCTATAGGATCAACAACCATTAAATCTTTTAATCCTTTACGGTTTAATCCAAATCCTGGTAAGTTTGTATTTTCAGTAACTTCTCTTAATGCAAGACCTGGAATGAAAAATTCATTTCCTTCTTTTAATCCAAACTGACGGTATGTATATTTTGCATGGTATTGCTCATAATCATATGTATTTCTAACATTATAATTAATAAAATCAGTTAAGATGTATGTTGCTTTGTTAGTAAGGCCAGCAACTTCTGTGGCTACATTATATTTATTATTTCTGTGTGTATCAAAGTATTTATCTGCAGTTTCATTAACTTCAAATGGAGTAATTAATGCTGATTGAGAGTCAAAGTCTTCAGTCATTTGTGAAACACCTGTAAATTTCTTTACAACGCCAAGATCTATAGCAAGTTTTGGACTTGAAACATAAAGACTTGCTCCTTGTGCACAAACATTTCGTAATGATTTAATAAAATTATCATACATGATTTTAACTTCAAAGTCTGAATATCCTACAAGGCTTTCTTTTATTTCTTCGCTTGTTTCTGGATAATTCATGAAGACTATTAAGTCATAAGAATTAATATTAATATCTTGTTGTAAATCAATAAATCTTTCAATACCTTTTTCATTTGTCCATCTGTTTGTAAAAATAGGCTGAGTATTTATGTCGTCAGAGTTTGGATTGTATTCAAGTTGAATCCATTTTTGATCATCTAACAATGAATCTATATCTGATTCTAATGTCCAAGATGTGTCTTTAAATTGTCCATCAGTAACTCTGACTACTCCGTTGTTAATTTGAAACGGCGAAGAAGCATTTACTGCTCTTGTTAATGGCTTATTAAGACTAGTAAAAACATAAATTCCATTGTCTCTTTTGCTAAATTGGTTTGTTAACAAAATCCTGTCGCCACTTTCTAACTTAACTCCGCCAATAAGTAGATTATTGTAGGCATAAGTAGTAAACTTATTAGTTCCTGTAGGACTATATGCTCCACCAGGTGTATAAATATAATCAATATAGTCATATTGATCAAATGATGGTTGATCATTTAAATCCAATGGATTGAGTTGTGAAACTTCTGGAAAAATATTAACTTCTTTATTTAAAATACCAGTAACTGAATAATCATTGTAATAGGTATCAACACCTGGACCCCACAAAATAAGATTTGATGTTATTGCTGCTCTTACATCTTCTAATACTATTATTGATTTTGAATTTGCAACATCAATATTGTTTACTTCAGTTTTAGAATTTTTAATTTTATGTGTAACAGAATAAGAATCTATAACAAAGTTATTGTCTAATTCAATTCCGTCTTTTGCTTTATCATTAATTAAATTATTCCAAAACAATTTTAGGGCTTTTTTCTTATTTGCATTTACAGTAGGATTAACCATTTCTGCACTTACATTACAAACAGTTGCCCATTGTTTTTCATATCCACGCCAAAGTCTTAGTCTTTGCTGAATTTCAAACTTATTTAAACAATAGTTTAGACCATTAACAATTGTATGAAATGATCCACTAAATGCATTTGCTCTTGCAGCAGCACTAAAACTTCCAGTTGCTGTAATTGGTGGAATTTCATTTAATCCGATTGTTCTGTCAAAATTTTCATAACTAGTTCTTTGATTTCTATCTGGAGTATTCCATCCATTTTCAATAATACCATCATATGAAATTGCCAATGATGGATTCATCAACATCCATTCAATAGTTGGGAAAAAGATATTTTTATTATTTATATAATCCGTTGTTCTAAAATCTAATTCTCCATCAACCCAAATTTCAATAAACTTTTTATTAAATTTTAATCCACGCTCTCTTAAAGTTCCTGGTCTTCCAAGGTTAACTACAACATGATGCCACTTGTCATCTGCAACATTTAAGTTACCATTAATTTCAAAATCATCTTCATGATTAATAAGGTTGTCTTTGTATTTAAGATTTATTTTTCCATTTTTTAAATTAATAGAAAAAGTTTTATTTGTAACATTTTCTTCTTGAATATAAGCATACTCGGAAGTGATAACAACTGGCTCTTTTGGAAGTACATTTGCTGAAGCATTTAGTTGAGCATCTACACCAAAAGCCGAGGTCTGTTGAAATAAATCAGAATTTCCATAACCAATTATTGAATTTTCTTTACTTGTTTTAAAAGTAAATTCATAATATCCAGATCTTGTTGTTTTCATTTGGCTTGATCCACCAGCAATACCAAAACTTTGTATAAAAAATGCATTAGTATAAAGAAGAGTATCTTCATTAAATTGTGGAGCATATCCTTGTTGATCAAAAGTTAAAACTTTAGGATAATTATCTTCATAGTATTGTCTAGACATAGTTGGCATATTATAAAAAAATGGAACTAAATTTCCACCAATACCACTTGCACTAGGATAACCTCCTCCATACATTTTATTATCCCAATATTTATTAGGAGATGGAGAACTACCAGCCTCAAAATCATCACCTACATAAGGATCACTTAAATCAAAAGCAGATCTAACATTAAAAAATTGAACACCTTTTCTTGCTTCAAAAATATCATAATTTAAAAATGTGTTCTGTTCTGATCTTCCTGGTATATCGTTATGAATTATTTCTTTCATTATAGTATCTCCATGTCCTTATAGATTTTTTGATTCCTTGCAACAATTCTTAGATATTTTATATATGGTGAAAATTCTCTTAATTCATAAACAATTCCATTTGTAGATACAGAAATTCCATAATCACCAGTAGGAAGAACAAACGGATTAGGTCTATTAACTAAAGTAATACTAGCAAGCATTGGTCCACCAGGAATTGTTATTACAACCCCTCCACTATTAAATACTGCTGTAGCAACAAAGACATCAGCAAATATTCTTCTATCTTCAAATCTTAATGCATTTGGAGACATTGCTGTAGCAGTCATAACATCTGCGGTTGTTACACGATTTAGAACAGCAGTTATTACTGGCTGTACAAGGCTTCCAGAGGCTGTAAATGGTGCTGTAGCAAGAACAGAGGACCTTGAAATTGTTGGCATTACTAGTTCGTCTGATGCAATAAATGGCTCAACAATAACTGTTTTGTTAGTCTTACCTGGCATTGCATTATAAAGATTTGTTACTGCAGTTTGAGTTATTGAGTCCTTATCCCAATAGACTTCATCAATAATAAGTTTAGTAGTTGTAGGTTGAACTGGAAGTGCAGTTGATCCAAATGGTGTAATTAAGCAACCAATAGATAATCTTGGACGATTGTTTGCTTCATTATTTGGTCCTGAGTCTGCAGTTGATGCGTTAGTTGTTGTTCCTGTGTATGCACCAAGATTAATTGTACTCTTAAGAACAGCATCAACATAAAGTTTAACTACATTGTTATTTGGGTTTGTATGATTAAAGTCAATAAGCACAAAGTGTCTTTCATAGTCAAATAAATCTAAAGCAGTTGTATCTTGCTCAACAAATGTTCCAGAACCATTGTTAAACTGCATGTGCAATTTGCCCTGGTACTGATAAAGAACAACATGCTGATTATCTTTATAACCATTAAGGTTCCACAATACTCTTAGTCCTGTTGTTGAATTATCATCTAATGCTCTTTGGAACCAGAATGCTGAGTGATAAGAGTTTTGACCAGTTCCCCAAGAATCATTCCATTCTGATTCATTTAAGATTACTCCATCAGTAATATATGAAGATCCCGTTGTTTTAACAGACTTACCATTAATACCAAGATCTGGATTCACGATTGTTCCACCAATAGTTGTAGGGGTTGCTGAATAATCATTATCAGTTCCGTAATCAGTTGTGGCTGTTGCAGAATCAAATGTTACATAACGATATGGAGCAATGTTTGTTTGTACATACTGATAGTAAAGATCGTTTAAGAAGTATGTTTCAGGTCTTTCTGCAAATGCAATCGCTGGAGTTGCATAAATTGTCCAACCGTAGAACACTGTTGCATCTGTGTTTTGAGCAGATGCTGTTAATGGGCTTGCAGAAACATTAATTATTTTCTGAGCAATGACTGTAGGCATAACAAATAATCCAGTTGCAGTTGCTGGTGTTTCTGTAATAATAGCATTATCAATTGCAATAACAGAATGATCTCCTGATTCAGCATCTGAATCAATTACTGTTGCAACATATGTAACATTAGGACTTAATGTTGATATAAAGTTGTAATGACTAATAATTTGAGAATTTGTGAGTGGTTGTGAATAAATTGCTACTTCATCTATTCCTTGCTGATTAAATGATGCAGTTGCTGTTCCAAAAAGAGTAATGTAATCAGATCCAAGAACTATAGAAGTATTGGTATTGCTTGTCCAAGGAGTATAATTATATTGTTCTGTAATATATCTACTTCCATTTATCCAAAGTTCTGCTCGTCTTTTACCAGGAGTTCCATCATCAAATGACTGAACAACAACATGTGCCCAGTTGCCACCAGAAAATGGTGTACTAGTTCTATTTATATCAAAAGTAGTAAATGTTTCTGATGCTGAATTTTGAATTTCAAATTTTACTTTTGGTACAGTGTTTGGTGCTGGATATGGATTGTCTATTTGTGGAACAATAGCAAATCTTATTGGACCTCTAACATAAAAAAAAGTTGGATCAGTTACTTGATAAGGAAGAAAACTAGGCTTTATCCAGGCTTCCCAAGCAAATGTGCCAGTTGATACAAGTTGATCTAAGGATTCTGCAGGTGTTGGAGTTATAAATTGCATTCTTTTATCTGCAGAACTAAATTGATTATCTGATTCACCATACCAAGATTTTCCTTCTCCAACAAGATTTAAATTATTTCCAAGATCTCTTAGAGTACCAAGTCCTAAATCTTTTGTAAATGTTCCAGTTTGGTATCCTCTATTGGTTGGAAAACCTTTACCATCATAAATGTATAGGTATGGATTTAATGCTTTGACAAGAGAATAATAGTTTGGTGTAACAGATGCAGTTCCTCCTGGCATCGTTGCTGAGGCTGTCATTACAGATACTGATACAAACGGTTCTATTAATAATGCAGTTGCTGTTAGTGGCTGACTAGAATAAGAATCATCCGTTCCAGTACTTACAATTACATTGTCCCCAATAATTGCTGATGCCGTCAAAACCTCTGTAATAACATTGTTTATGTTTGTGCTTGAAGAAACCACAACATTTTGTAGAAATTCTGCAGAAATAACAATAGATGTTGTTACTTGAACATTATTGTTTGCGACAATAATAATGGTTGGTTCTTGTATAAGAGCACTGGCCGTTGCTGGTGTTTCTGTAATTGTGTTACTTGTTGATATTGATGAATCAACAATTAATCCAGTTGCTGTTCCAGGAGTATCTGAAATTGATATGCTTGCTGGTAGTGAAGATCCCGCTGTCCATATTTGTCCGATTTGAGTTGTACCAATAACTGAGGTTGGTGCATAATAGAAGTTTGATATGTTTACTGAGAAGTCTGAAAAACTTGAATCGCCCCATACTTGCTGTGAAGCATTTGCATTTTGCATATTTGTTCTAGTTGCTTTTAATTGATTGTTTACGTAAAAGTTTAGATTTGCTCCTGTTTTAGTTATAGCAAAATAATACCAAGCATTAGTATCTACCGTTACATCTGTTACTGTAGTTGTGAGTGTTGAATTAAATGAAATTCTATTTGGTGTTGCATGAGCACCACCAGTAACACAAACACTAAATCCGTGTGTTGAAGTAGAATCAAGAGTATAAAGTGTTGCAGCAACATCTGATGTGCTGCTTGTTCTTAATACATTTATTTTTGCCCAAAAACCAATTGAATAATCTCCATCACCAGATAGTGTGTTTATCGCTCCACCATTATTTCTTAAGCGACAACCATTTGCTGAGTCTGATCTAAATTGCCAAGAACCGCTTCCACCAATTGGTCCAATACTAGATTGATTAACAGGGCTCCTGCCAAGGAATGACCAATATGCAGGTGTGTTTTCTATTATAGTTCCAGTTTGAATTGGAATTACACTTGTTAATTGAGGATAATCAAATTCAATTCCATTTTCTATATTAAAACTATTAATTAGATTGTAAAGACTAGATTTGATTGGTTTTACATGGCCAGCAGCATTAATTGCAGTTGCAGCAGCGGCAGGGACATTCGTAGATGATCCTATAGCAAAATTGCTTAAATAATATGTTATTGCACTTGCATCACCTGATCTATGTCCAAAAGTAATAGATCCGCCAGTACCAGTTCCTGAAAATGCTACAGAACTAAGAAACCATGCATCAACAGCAAATTGAATTCCACCACTAGCCTTACCAATAGTAAGGTAATACCATTGATTAGTAATTAATGTTGATGGAGTGAAGGAAATCCATGTGGATCCACCATTAATAGTTCTTGCAAATTTCCATTCAGTTCCAACTTTAGTTAATGCCATTTTAACTACTGCTGAGCCACCCATATCAAGTGATAATATGTCAATAGGTGTACCAGAAAAAGTTTCTGATAGATCTGGGAACATGACCCAAACACCTAAAGAATAATCTCCGTCAGCCCATGTAGAAGAAATTGCTGATGTTGTTGTTATTCTTGCTCCGTCAACGCCTGCTTGGTTTGGGAAAAGCCAAGATCCTGAACCTCCTGGTGCATTAATATTTGGATACCAAACTGGAGAACCAGAAGAACCACCAAGAGTAAATTTATCACCAGATGTTCGTGTTGCTGAACCAGTTACTGTTGGATTAAGACTATACGCTTCATTAAATTCAATAGCATGTTCTATTGGATAGGAATTGATTACATTACTTAGTTGGCTCATAAAAAAAGACTACGCCATTGCTAGCGTAGCCATTCCTCCTGTCAATACTGATTCTGGGTTAACCCCTGAAAGGCTGTGGCCATTGATAGAAGGAGTTGCAAGAGAGAAGCAGGTCCAAGTTGAGCAGAGAATTAGGCCATGGACAGCCTTGATTTCTACCTTAACGGTAGGCTCAACTATATTTGCGGTAAGCCCAATAGTTAGTGGACCTGCTTCTACTCTAGCGTTCATTATGCTACTGTGATCCTTACGATTCCTGTAGCGTCCCAGGTAATTGTGAAGTTACCATTTGATGATGACTGATCTGAACCAAAGTCAACATAACCAATAAGTGGCTTTGTTGCATTAGTTGCAGGAGTTGCATCATAGATGACTGCATAACGAGCAGTAATTGTTGATGAAGACCAAGTTGTATCATCAGCGTCAAGTGTAATTACATTTGTTGCTGAGTTATATGAGTTGGTCTTGTTAGCAAGAGTGTTTCCACCTGCTGTGTATCCTGTACCAGATACTTCATGAGTAACAACATCGTCTAGATAGTTGTGTACATCCTGATCTGGTGTGTAGGCGTTAGTTAGAAGTGCTACCTTGATAGTGTCTGTATCCCAGTCAATCTCTTTGTTAAGAGCCTGTGAAAGGAACTGTCCGTATAGTTTTGATGGCATGTTCTATTCCTCCCCTTACGCTGTCTTCTCAACGATTGCGAATGCGTCTGCATCTGCAACTGCGAATCCACGACGAACACGAGTCTTCAAGACTACGCCGTCACGAGCGAATTCTGCATCACGAGAAACTACTGATTCTACTCCACCACGAACACCATTGATAAGCATCTGACGGTTACCGACGATGAGCAATGCGTTTCCTGTTGGTGTATCTGTTGCTGCTGCAGATGTTGCAGCACCGTATGAAACTACTAATGGATATCCAAATAGGGATCCTGGAGTTCCTGCTAGTGGATCTGGTAGAACTAGGTCAGAGTTACCCTTGACCATTCCACGAATTTCCTTAAGCATCTTTGGGTGAGCCATCCATACTGTGTTGGCTGCATCAAACTTCTTTGAGTTTTCAACAAAACCAAGTGCGTTGTTAATATCATCATATGACATTGCTCCGCCTGTTTGGATGATCTGTGGAACCAATGCTGTTGGGCTTGTTGCTACTGCACGGTATAGAGATGTGTACGGCTGACCGTCGTCTCCATCGCCTGCTGCTGTTACACCAAGGCAAGCATTGTCATACTTACGAGCAAAACGAGATGCCCATTCGCTCTTGTAAACTGAAAGTGTGTCAACGAGTGAATCGTTTACATCTTCCTCTGAGATATGCATCAATTGTGCATACTTTCTTGCTGTCAATACGATTTCGTCTAGAGTTGGGTTTGATGCAGGAATTTCTGCGCCTTCTGCTACCACTTGTGGTGCATCTCCAACAAAACGAGGAACTGACTTTGTGCGAGAAGCCATTGCTTCACGACGGGCAAAACGCTCTACAGCAGAATTAGCAATGAGATCCTGAATTACTCTGGACCCTTGCTCTTCTAGGATGTAGCCGTTAGCCTCTGTTAAATCTACTCTTGAGATTGGCATTTTATCCTCCTATGGATATATAGTTTATTGTTTTTTTGAATCGTCTAATTCAATATGATTATAGGGCAAGCGTCCACTCATCCCAATAAGTCTATTGTACCATTTGATTACAATTTACCCAATATTTTAGCAGCCTGCAACTGGGTTGCTGTATATTGAGTGCTGACACTTGCCTTTACAGCAGTATCTGCCTGACCACCAACACGAAGTTTAGGATCAAAGATTTCTGGAAGATCTTCTTTAAGTTGATTGAACTGACCTTCAAACCCAACAACATCAAAGTTGTCATCAAATTCAAATTTAGTTAAATCCATAAACCTTAGAAGTCTTCGTGGATCTTTTACTCCTTCATCAGAGATTTTCTGCAAAACCTTCTCATGAAGTAGTTTTCCACTAAAATCTGCTATCTTTTGGTTGGTGCTGTTTAGATCAACCTCAAGTTTTTCTTTTTCTTCTCTGAATCTTTTAGCATCAGACTTTGCACGATCCAGAGCAGCAAGAACTGCCTTTGGATCATTTAAAGTTGTTTCTTCAGTTGTTGTTGCTTCTTCTGTGTTATTCGTTTCCAATTTGGCCTCCTGTGGCTTCCATCATTACATTGTTTGTGTTTGTATTTTGACTTAAACTAGTTAAAGATTCTTCTGTTGCTGCTATTGCTTTTGCAACATCTAAATCATAACCCATTTCAATTAGAACTTGCTCAAGAGATACGCCAACTACACGCTTCTTTACAGCAACTTCCCATGCATCTAAACTGTCAATGCTTTCAATATCTTTCCATCTAACTTGAATGTTTGGTTCTATAGAATTTTCCATTTTTAGAATAAATCTAAACATGTCAGCCCAAGTTGAACCAAAAGTAATCTGACGATCCTTTACCTTGGCAATTAATGGTGATTCTGCAGTTCTTAGAGATTCTCCAGAAGGAATGCTTCCTGTCTTTTCAAAATAATGAAGTGGTGTGTTAGTAATAGATGCCATTGCACGAACAAAGTCTCTAACTGGTTCTGTAAAGACCTTGTGATCAGCAGGAGAAAATTCTCCAACCTTGTCAACGCCTTTGAGATACCAAAGTTCTCCTGGTCCGTTCTTTAACTTGCCAATATTTTCTGCATCTGTTCCTGTCTCATCAAAATCTTCAAACTCAGAAGAGTTTCCTGAACCACCAAGAGCATAACGCTGTGGTGCTCCTTGATAATCAACAGTAATCATATGTGTTGTCATCAACTTGTTTATTGCATCTTGTGGTCCGTAAGCATCTGTGTGCTCTGGACGACCATACTGCTTAGATGTTCGGAAATGGAACACTGGAACTTCACCCCAAGGGTTTTCTACTACAGAAACTGGCAAGAATCCGTTAGCAGAAACAATATTAATGACTTCTCCAGGCATTGTGTACTTCTCAATGCGGTCTGGATAGTACATGTTCAAGTGTGATGTTTTCTTTGTGTAATCCAAAGGATCTTCTGATTGCCACAACTTAGCAGCAAATCTTTTGACTCTTGGATTTTCATCATCGTAAACCATTACAGTTGTAAGTGGTGAGTTGTAATCTACGGTTGTGTTTCCGTTAACATCTGTCCAGACAATTGCATAGCAATCACCAAAAACTAGAGCACGACGATGAATTTCATCTGCATCAATCTGTAAGTCGTTCATTTGCCAGATGTCATTAATCTTTGCGTTTGCTTCTTCTGTGTTTGCTGTTATATTAGCAATTTCTAGACGGTTAAGAACTGAATCTACTACAGTTCTAGCAAAGTTAAATCTAAAGTTATTTCTTACGCTTCCTAATACTTGCAGCCAACGGTTATTTGAGAAAACTTCTAAATTAGTTCCCTCGTAATATTCCTCAGCAACCAAATAGGTATTTCTTCTATCTACTATTGTATCAATAGCCTTTTTAATATCAGACATGTTGTCTCCTTAAATAATTTATTTGTGTTGTTTCTAGTTTTACTGCTTTGTTATCTAAAAAGTACAAAACGCCAGAAACAACGGCATCAAGCACATCCTCATGTGAAACTTTTGGAAAAGCCCACATCTGTTCTTCCAATGTTGGAAAATGTGCAGTGTGTCGCACCTTTCCTTGTTGGTAGAAATTTAAAGCCTTGCCAGCACGAATCTGCTTTGATAGGCTTTGTGACTTGGATCTATATTTGGCAGGTACGGCTTTGAAAACATCTTTCCAAAGATCTCCACCTTGGTTTACTTCAACATAAAGTACACCAATGTCAAACTTCTCAACCAGATAAGTAACTCGTTCGGCTATTTCTGATGGAGACATCTTAACTTGTTCTGCGTGTCTTACATAGATGTTGGAATTACCAAGAGCATCTACTCCTCTAGACAATACGGCTATACCTGTATAGTCAGAAATCTTGTTTTTTGTTACCGCTGGGTCAATTGAGATGATAGTGTTTCCATAATCTGACAACTCTTCAATAATAATGTCTTCGTTAGTCCAAAACATGCCATCTGTGTTGACTGGACGGTTCATATAGTTCTTGGCAAAGTCTCTTAGATGTCTTTGGCTGTTAAGCCATTCTAAAGGCCATTTTTCAGGCCAAACAGATCTCTCTGAGCCATCATCATTAGGCATAATCGCTGGATAGTAATGGACATCTACATTCTGGTCTGAAATCCAAGTTAGTTCAGGGTCATCGTATCCTTCGCCGAATTTACGGAACTGGTCCATCACAGAATTAGGCATTGTGGTCGTTCCCACAAAAATCATACGGGCATAGATATTCATAGGCGCAATATCATCAAATACAGTGTTTTTCTGACGGCCTGCCTGGTACTCAGAGTAGTTCTTTTCGCCTTTCTCAATATCATCTAGAATTATTAGGTCTGGACGCTGCCCAAATACCTTCTTTCCTAGCGAGTTAGTGTCAATACCATTAGCATCAAATATAAAATCATTGCTTTGGATAATACGCCAAGAGTTAGAAGCCATGGCACGACCAGATGAGTTAACCATCTTAGGCTTGCAAAGTTCAGGATAGTCTTCAATAAGGTAAACATTTGTCTCCAGTTCGTTTTTAAATGACATTAAGTGGGTTTCGGCCTGGGATGCAGCATCTGAGAAAGCGGCGATAAATTTGACATGTCCATGAGCAGCAGCCCACATAGGCAAAATTAGGAAGATCCAAGTAGATTTTCCACATTCTCTGGGTGCTATGAAGGCATCACGGTTTTCTTTAGGGTTTTTCGGCTTATGGATCCAGGATTTGCCATATTCGGCTAGGTCCTTATGGAATTCA